AAATCATGAATGGCATCTTTGATTAACAATGCTTCCACCCTTGTGCAATCTAACAGCACTCTATCTCCCCTTGTAATAAGCTTCATTCGAGCCTCCTGAAATGGTGGACAAATACCACCTGCTTCAGAGTGCCTTCCATATAGCGGGCACCGTTGTGAGGAGCCCCGAGCGGATCTGTTGTAGGAACGAGTTGACTAGGTTTTCTCCTCCCATATCTCTGTACATCAACGCTAGGACTCTAAGTGTATTTGCCGCCGGCCCTGCAAACACGAAGCTACCACTATGAATCTGACATCCCTCCAGATGAAAGTTTCCACCAGCATAGATCATGCGGCAGTTGACGAACGTACAGTTAACAAACTTCAGCTCGTCCAGCTGAACTTCCTGATTACTGAAGTTTCGGCCCTCGATCATTTCAGATCACTCCTCAAAAAGCCGCTCCGCATCTCTGTTTTCACTCAGTTGCTTACCTAACTTATCAGCAGCCCGCTCCCTTTTCCGCTTCAAGGCAGCCACTATCGCAGGGCGCATAAATTTCCGCGCCAGGTCCTGCCATTCCTGGGAGTACTCCACAAATTTATCCGGGGGCTGGTAGAGCTGGGCAAAAGGGGTACACCCTGCCTTGACTACCTGCCATAATCGCCCCTCCGCCTTGGCCGGCGTGTCCGAGCCATAGGCGCACAGGACATAGCAGCGCAGCCTCTTCGATTTATCGCTCAGGAAGGAGAGCTTCTCTGCCGCTTTCTTCAGCCCTTGAAGCCCGGCGTAGGAATCCGCGGAGAGAAATACCTCGTCTATCCGCAGCGACCGCAGCTCCTCGGCGACCCAATCATCGACCAACTCGGGATCCAGCCCGCCGGCAAACCTGGCAGGGTACCGCTCATGCCTGAGCATCTCAAACACCCGGGCCATGTGGTCCCTCCCGGTCTGAAGGAAATTGTTATCCTGGATGACATTGCCCGGCTGAATTTTGAGGAGCCTGATCTTCCCCTCCATCTTCGGGACAAGGCACCAGGGGCAGCGGTTATTGCAGCCCCGGCTGGTGAAGTTGATACCCCGCTTGACATAAAGGCCAGGGGTGAAGTCACCATCAGGCCCCGATATCGCGGGGCCCCCGATACGGACCTTGGGGTAGTACTGGCCCCACGCATCCTTCAACCATTTCGCCACTTCAATATCCCAAGTAAATACTGCACTCACGGAGATGTCAACAGCTTGATCAAATGGAGGACGAAACAAGGGAGGCTCACCAATAAATGCCCATTCATCTATAGGTGTGAGGCGGGTCCTTCTTGGGAATACCCGAATGTGACCCTCATTCATCCGATTAACCTTAATTGAGATTGACCCATATTATGCTTCTTTAGATTGCATTGGGAACAACTAACCGCTACATTGTCTTTGCTGTGTTTACCATCCTTTGATAGTGGGAGAAGGTGGTCGAGATGCCAGTTGTTAGGCTTTACCTTCCTCCCGCAAAGGTGACATCTCCCTTTGTCACGTTCAAAAATCTCTGCTCTGGTAAACACCTCAACAGTAACAGCCTTCTTCTCGGCACGTCTTCGGGCATTCCTGTCTCTGCACTCATCTTGGTGATTGGCATACCATTTCTCGCGCTGTCTCTTGACCATTTCCGGGTGAGTTCTATACCATATCCGGCTCCAACGCCTTTGCTTTTCAGAATTTCTTTGATAACGGTCATGGTCTTGTCTTTTTACCTCATCGGGATGCTCTTTGCGCCAGAGTTTCCTCCGTCGATTAGAAGATGAGTTAACCAGACCCCGATGAGCCTTTTGCCAAGCGGCCACCTGAGCTTTCCAATATTCAGTGTGCTCAACATACCATTCGTGTGATGCTACCTTTTGTCGATTTTTATTCCTAGCATAATAAGCAGCAGAATCTAAATGTATACAGGCTTTACACCGACTTTGAAATCCATCACTTGCCTTAGATTTCCTGTGGAAATCAGAGGTCGTTTTTCTCTTCCCACATTTGCTACACTGTTTAGTATCTATGGTTGTTTCTCGTAGAAGAAGATGATGCCGCCCATGTGGAGCTGCTCCATATCCCCCGCCGGCACTTCGAGCGTCGCTGTGATCTTCTTACCTATCGCCTGCATGCTTGTAACCTTGCCCCTGAGAACCGGAGCCACCTCTCTCTCTGGATACGGGAATATCAGGTCCAGCCCTTGCTCCCTGTGTTCCTCATGTTCCTCAACAGTAGTAGACTCAACCTCCACTCTGCGGCCTCTTTTCTTCTTTCTGGGCTTGGGGATTTTCCATCTCTTCTTTATCAAGTCATTCAGGCTGGTAGGCGGCATGGGCTGGCCAAGTCTCAGAGTGCAGAGCTTCGCCGCCTGCGATATGCTGCCCCCGGCCTCCTGATAACACTCAAGAATCAGCTCTCTGTTTTCTTCATAAAACTGGTGTCTCTCCGCTTTCTGGTCGGCAGTCAATGCCATGTCTTCCTCCTCTCCATGGAGTGCCACAGCCTGCACAGTCCAGGAATTAAGGAATTCGTCTCGGGCATCACAGTATTTGCAGACCCCTTTTGAGGTGGCTCCCGGGTTAGGGTCACAGATGAAGTGATGCGCACCAGTGGGTGAATTGGGGCACTTCGTCTGGTCTGGCATACTTCTCTGAGAAGCTGCCTCATTTTAGCACGAAGGTCAATCACAGCGGATACTCCTGCCTTAGAATCAAACTGCACCGCCTCTCTCTGCATAACATGGGTAATGCTGCCCTTTCGCTGGCTTTCCGGGCTAGGTTGTCCTTACAGAAGACAGCGGCCCCCGCTCTCTTGGCTGCCACCAGGATCTCCTGCATGGCTTTGTTGCTCGGACGGACTGTGGGGTTGGTCTGGGCGCCTATGACTGCCCACCGGATGTTGTGAGACAGGAAGTCACCTGAAAGAACTCCGACTTCCTCCAAGAGGGGCTCGAAGCTGATGAATTTAACCCCGGCTTGGACAAAATTCAAGTAGTGAATGGCATTGGAATACTCCTTCCGGTTGGTGGCTGTCATACCGACCCAGGAGTTCGGCGGAAATGGGGAATACTCCACCAGGTTATAGCCACATTTAGTCAAGAGGATGAAAGTATGTTGTTTTGCAGCCCTTACAACATCCAGGATAGTCAAAATGTGCGCCGGAGGCACACCGTGCCCGAACAGGTCCGACATATTGCAGAGAAAGATCCTGGTGGGTTTCTTGAGATGCTTGATCTCCTCCAGTCTTTCGGGCCACCAGCGGATGGCATACGGGTCGCCCGGATCCCCGGCGATGACCCTTTTGTTCGCCAGGTACAGCTTTTTCAGCCGGCCATTCGCCAGCTTCCAGCCGTAGCAGTATGGACAGCGCCGGAGACAACCCGTTAGGGGATTGAGCGTCTTCTCTGCATATTCGATATTGGTGTCATTCATCTTTACCTCAATTCAGGGACCAGCCACCCCTTTGGTGGCAGCATCGCCGGCCCTTCCTGCGCTTCAACCTGGAAGCGGCCACGCTCTCCCCAGGACACGTAGAAATGGACATTCTGAGGGATTTCCCACCGGGTATCCCGCTTCACATCCATATATGGGTGAAGATCCAGCGCCCATCGCACCCCGTCGATGATCGCCACATCCACTACTTTCTTTCCGTGTATCCCCCATATGTCCTGGCGGTAAACGCTGAGCCGCGACCATTCATTCTCATCCAGAAGCACCGACACGCATCCCCAGCCACCGCAGACGTTGGACACACGGAAAGCGCGACCTTTCACCTGGCATCCGGTCTTCTCCCAGCCACCCCGTCCGTCGCTGGCATCATAATAAACCACAACACTTTTCCCATAAAGAGACTCCGCCCACCTGTAGGAATCTTCCTTCCGGGCCAGCCGCCTCTCGGCTTTGGTCATACCTTCGAGCACCTTTTGCCTGATCTCCTCTTCGTTCTCGAAATCGATCCGGTTGGCGCAGCGCCGGCAACACTTCAGCCTCACAGTCGTCTCTGGAGACAGGCGTGCTTCCCGATCGAAAAGCTGGAAGGTTTCCTTCTGACAGACCGGGCAGAGAACGCCTTCAATGATGGCCACAGTCATTCTGTACGCCTTAGAAAACGGGTAGGGATCCAGACATACTTATTGTTCCGTTCCACCAGACTCACGCCTGAACTGAGAAGCCACTGGCTTGCCTTTGGCGGGTCGCTAGGGTTTCCGCTGCGGTCCTTATACCTCTTTGCCTGCGGTCTTTTGAAGAGGATACAGGACGGATCCTCACAGAAGAGGAGAAAGAGCTGCGGATTCCAGCTATCCTGCCCCAGCTCCCGGCCGCATTTGCTACAGCTGACTTTACTCATCCGGAATCGTCATCTCCTTCAGCATACGAGTGAATTCTCTGATGCACTGGGTTACAGCATTTGCATCCAGATACATCAGGGTTTCTTGCCCAGTTTTGTCTCTCAGCCAGATCGAGGGATGCGATTTGTCTGAAGTATCGCCGATTTTGATAGCTGTATCACAATCCTTTTTCCCGCATGCGCATTGAATAATTGGCATAATTCTCCCTCTATACCTCAGATTTGAGTTTCTCC